GCCACACATTATATAGTTGAAATAAATGAATTTAAAAGTTGGATTAAACAAAATTCATCATTTAGAGAGATTTTAACCCATAAAGATACTGAAACTATTAATGGTTATAAACTTGAACAAACACATGGAAATAAAAAAGTATGTGATGCTCTTGATTTTGTGTTAAATTTACTTAACAATATTGAAAAACATAATATCAAAATTGTATTAGATAATTCATTACAAGAAGATATTAATAAAGGATTAGTAGTTGATTACGAAACATTTGAAACACTATATGGAATGTTAAGAAGTTCAGATATGGATTCATGGGAAGTAGCTAAAGAAATTATTGCTAACTGTGAATTTGAAGCATCTAAACCATATTTAATATTCTTATACTATACATTCGCAGAACTAAGAAAACGTACTCTAAATAAAAATCATATGTTTGTTAGAAATGCGTTACATAAATTCTATGACGGACCAATGTCAGGTAGAGATCAATCAATATCAATAGATAGATTGATTGTGAAACTAGGTGAGAGATGCCCTCAATATTTACAACAACAAATGCCTTGTTTAGTTTATCATATGAATAGTTTAGCTGGAAAAACAGTTATTAAAGAAATAACTTTAGCTTAATATTTATGAATAAACATTATTAATGGCTAAAATAGTACTTTTAAGTTGTACCAAATCAAAATTAGACCATGCAGCTCCAGCCCAGGAGCTGTATTCTGCTTCTCCAATGTTCCAAAAAACACTAGAATATGGTAAAGCACTTAAACCTGATAAAATGTACATTCTATCTGCTAAACATCATTTAGTTCCTTTAACTAAAGAATTAGCACCTTATGATAAAACTCTTAAAGAAATGCCTAAGGTAGAAAAAGAAAAATGGGGAGAAGAAACAGTTAAACAAATGAAATCAGCAGGTGTTAACCCTGAAAAAGACAAATTCATATTTTTAACAGGAAGTGAATACATGAAACCATTTTCTAAATATATCCCAGAAGAAAATATAGAAAAACCAATGGAAGGAAAACGTTTTGGACAACGATTACAGTGGTTAAATAGCCAAGTGCAAAAATTAAAAGAAGTATTTACACGATTAAAAAAATTAGTATATGAAACACTTAAATAACATAAATGAATATATCACTTTGTATTTAAACGACCTAGAAGATTATGGTGACGATAATGATAATATATTGTTGGCTGAGTCGGTTTTAAACGGTTTTAAGTCGTTAATTACCGAATCTAAAGGTGATATTTCAACACTTTTAAACGAAACTATTCAAAAAGCACCTAAATCTCATAAACAAGTCTACAAAGACTTTATGGAATATTTAGAAAATATTTAATATTTTGTTTGGCCTTTGGGCCACTTTTTGTTTTATTTAGATATAAAGAAAAAATATGAGCAAAGAAATTAAAAAATTTGAAATGGACCAAACACTACAGGTCAAAAAGTACACATCAACAGACGGAATTGTGCGTTATATGAAAGATGGTAAATTACATAATTGGGAAGGCCCAGCAGTAGTTCATCCAGACGGAAAAGAAGAATATTTTATTAATGGACTTGAACATACTAAAGACGATTGGAAAAAAGCAAAGAAAAGTGGAATTGGTTTACCATGGTATAAGAGTGGTGTAGCAAAACAACGATTCTAATTTTTTTTTAAATATTTATATATAAATAAAAACATAACATAATGAATAAAGAATTTTTAAAAATGCAAAAGTTGGCTGGTTTGATCACTGAAAGTCAAGTAAAACAAATAAGTGAAAATCAAAATGATTTTAACACTATTGAAAACATTATCTCTCAAATTCCTTATCCTGTCACAGATCTTGAATCATTATATGATGAAATGGAAAATACAGATTTAATAGATTCAGTAGCAGATGCTATGGGTGGTGATTTTAATAAAGCTCGTAAAGCTTTAATAGCTTACGGTACAGCTAAATATACAAGTGGTAATCAAAATAAACATCTTGATCAAGAAGTATATATGGATATGTTAAACACATTATTTGATACTCTTGGTAATGGTGCTAATGCATATGATGACAAAACTTGGACTGAAGAGGAAAATAATTTAGCAAGAAGTATTGCTAGTGTTTTAAATAAAGCTGGAGTTGATATTTCTTAATATATAAAAACAAAATTAATGGTTATGAAATTACAATTACAATATATTGATATAATTAACAACTGTTATGATTCTAGATGGAACACATTTCAATGGAAAAGTGCTCCTAAAAAACCTAATGATCTATTAATAGATTATGATGATGAGGATGAAATACTTACCAAAGAAAAATTTTGGGCTAACAATGACATAGGAGATGATAGTATTCCTATTTATGGCCAAAGAGACAATAATGGGGTTTGGAGATTTCAATGGGATGCGGGCGATGTAGGTGGATTTATAGAAGGTGAAGATTTTGATTTTTAATTTCTAAAAACACAATATAATGAATCAAGAATTCTTAAAAATGCAAAAGTTAGCTGGATTAATCACTGAAAGTCAAATAAAAGAAATATTTGCTGAGAAAGATGAAAGTTATATCCGATTAACACCAAGTGTCCAACAATATATAGATGATTCAATAGCTAATATAAGAGAATCATCAGATGATGAAGAATGGGAAAATTTAAAAAATGTAGAATTCTGGGAACAAGATTTTGAAGAAAACATATTAATAGAATTTGGAGAAAAATACCCTGACGCATACATGATAAGCCCAGAAGTATCTGAATATGTAGCTAATAAAGTTGATGAAAATGATGATAATTAATCTTTAAAAACATATTTCAAATTAGGCTTGCAAATGCAAGCCTTTTTTATTATATTATGAATATGAAAATAGGATTTTGTGGAACAATGAGTGTTGGTAAATCAACATTAGTAAATGCTTTAAAGGAATTACCTGAATTTAAAGATTATTATTTTGCTACTGAACGTAGTAAATATTTACGTGATTTAGGTATTCCATTAAACACTGATAGTACATTAAAAGGTCAAACAATATTCTTAGCTGAACGTTGTTCTGAGTTAATGAGAGAAAATGTTATCACTGATAGAACAATTATTGATGTGATGGCTTTTACTCATTGTGCTGAATCTATTGATAAATTAGATAAAGAGGAATTTATTAAATATGCTTCAATGTTTATTAAAGAATATGATTATATATTCTATGTTTCTCCTATTGGAGTAGAAATTGAAGATAATGGAGTTAGAGAAACTAATGCTGAATATCGTGAATTAATTGATATGACTATTAAACATATTGCTAAAGACAATTTAGATAATTTTAAAAGTTTTGGAATAATATCAGGTACTACTGAACAACGCATTGAACAGGTTAAATTTTATTTAGGGTTTTGATATATTTATATACCAGAACTTAATTAGTTTTCATGAGTCAAGATATAAAACAAATAATTCGAGAAGAATATCTTAAGTGCGCTCAAGATCCAGCGCACTTTATGAAGAAGTATTGCAACATCCAGCATCCAACTCGTGGTAGGATCATATTTAATTTATACCCATTTCAAGAAAAAGTATTACATTTATGGAGAGATAATCCATATGATATAATACTTAAATCAAGACAGTTAGGTATATCAACATTAGTAGCTGGTTATTCATTATGGTTAATGTTGTTTCAAAAAGATAAAAACGTCTTATGTATAGCTACTAAACAAGAAACAGCTAAAAACATGGTAACGAAAGTTAAATTCATGTTTGAAAATTTACCTTCTTGGTTAAAAATAACAGCTGAAGAAAATAATAAACTAACATTACGATTAAGTAATGGTTCGCAAGTTAAAGCAGTATCAGCAGCAGGTGATGCAGGTCGATCAGAAGCAGTTTCACTTCTTATTATAGATGAGGCTGCGTTTATTGAAGGTATTGCTGAGATATGGGCATCCGCTCAACAAACCCTAGCCACTGGAGGAGGAGCAATTGTATTATCTACTCCATATGGTACTGGTAACTGGTTTCATCAAACATGGGTTAGAGCAGAGGCTGGTGAAAACCAATTTTTACCAATTAAATTACCATGGTATGTTCATCCTGAACGAGATGAGAGTTGGAGAAAAAAACAAGATGAATTATTAGGTGATCCAAGATTAGCAGCTCAAGAATGTGATTGTGACTTCAATACATCAGGCGATGTTGTATTTTATCCTGAGTATATTGAGTTTATTACTCAAACTTATGTTAAAGATCCCTTGGAGAGACGAGGTGCAGATCGTAACTTATGGATATGGGAACCAGCAGATTACACCCGTAGTTATATGGTTGTAGCTGATGTTGCTCGAGGAGATAGTAAAGACTTTTCCGCGTTTCATATTATTGATATAGATACTAACACTCAAGTAGGTGAATATAAAGGACAATTATCACCTAAAGAATTTGGTTATTTGTTAGTAGCAATAGCGACAGAATATAATGAAGCATTGTTAGTAATTGAAAATAATAATATAGGATGGGCAACATTAGACGCAGTTCAGGAAAGAGGATATAGAAATTTATATTATTCTCCTAAATCTGAAGCAACAACTGCTGAATCTTATTTAGAAAGATTAGATGACCCATCAAAATTAGTGCCTGGTTTTACAATGAACTTAAGAACCAGACCATTAGTTATTAATAAATTTAGAGAGTACATAGGTGATAAAAGCGTTATTGTACAATCTAAACGTTTAATTGAAGAAATGAAAGTGTTTGTGTGGAAAAATGGTAAAGCAGAAGCACAATCAGGTTATAATGACGACTTAGTTATGAGTTTTGGAACAGCAATGTATATAAGAGACACAGCTCTTAAGTATAAATCACAAGGTGTTGATTTAGCTAGAGCAATGTTGTCAAATATATCAAATACAAGACCTAATTCTCAAGGAGCTTATACCCCAAACGCGTACAATAATCCATATCAAATTAATTACGGTCACGGAACTGAGGACATTAGTTGGTTACTGTGATATTTATTGGTATAATTTAATATAAAATGGCAAATACTAGTGTATTTTCACGTCTACAGCGATTATTCTCAACAGATGTAATAATCAGAAATGCTGGAGGAAATGAGTTAAAAGTAATGGATGTTAACAGCATCCAAATGACTGGAGAATATCAAACAAACTCACTTATAGATAGATATAATCGAATCTACTCAAGTAATAGTACATCTCTTTTTGGAGCTCAATTAAATATCAATTGGAAATATTTACGTACTCAAATCTACTCAGATTATGATGCGA